TCAGCATCAGGATCAGGTGTGAAGCCTACAGTGCCGTATGCAGAAGCAGTGAATGTGTCGTCACCAACAGTTTCAGATTCAGTAACACGCCAGTGTGCAACGGTTACACCGCCGTCTGCCACGTTACGCTCAAGGTTAGCTATAGTCCATGTAGCCATTAGTTTTCTCCTTAGCTAAATACTGCGTTGCAGATAGCCTGCACGTTAGATGGTTCAGATGACCAGTCGTCACCTGACTGAATTACATGACGGTGATACGACTGTGAAATCACAGCACCGTCTTCGAGTACCTTAGTAGCAGTCCGTACTTGGACAACTGTGCTGTCGCCTGTTTCTACTACTTCGATTTTGTCTGCTGTTACGCTTTTAGTTAATGCCATTGTCTTTCTCCTTAGTTAGTCCGTCTCAAGAGTCCACTTGAGATAATTAGGCGGAAATGTATGAAATATTAATTGATAAGTCGGTTGCCCCACTTGTGATGCCGTTTACGTGTTGAAAATCTACACCAGCATTGTCTCTGTTAAACGCTATTTTTAAATATGTAGTGTTGTCTGGTAAGTAAGGATAAGCATTTTGTGCGACTGTAAAAGCCAAAACACTGCTGTACATAGTGCCAGTAAAGTAAGCACTCCCTGTTATGCTTTTTGACGTAAAAGGCAAATCTCTGATAAAAATATCGTTTCCAGAAGTTAAGCCAGTTGTGTTTATGTTGTAAAAATGAATGCTCAAAAAAACTTGCTGGCCTATTTTTGTGTACTCGCCTACTGAAGTGCCAGACGCCGCATTTCCTCCTGTGCTTGCGTCAGCTAAAACAGGAGTAAACGTCCCTTCTTCGTAGTCGTCTAAATGATTGGCTGAACCTGTGCCGCCTAGGTAGACACCGCCTGACAGGTAAAGGTCTTTGAAGCGGTGAGTGCTTACGCCTAACGAAATATCATTATCAACAATTCCAGCTTCATCGGCTGGCACCACAGCTTTTGTGCCTCCAGATAAACCTGCGCCATTACCCGATGCTGGATTTAACACAATAGTTGTAACTACGCCTGCACGTGAGGCAATACTACCGACTGTTGTGTTGTCTTTGCGGAAGTTTATAATTTCGCCATCAGACGATAAACGATTGAATAAACCACTACGGCCCGCTGATACAACAAAAGACCCTTCACCAGTGTCTCTAAGCACAACACCTGCCGTACTATTATCATTCGATGTTTTTGAAACCAACAAGTTGCCGCTTGTATCTAGACGCATGGCTTCTGAATTTATGACTTTAAATATCATAGGAAGACCGCTACTTGCGCTATTTACAACAGCGCCTGTGCCATCGTCTACAGATAGCTCAAAAGCTTTACCGCTACTTCCTGTGTCCTCAAGTCTTAAAGTAGCAACTCCTGCTCTTTGAATTTCTAAGCCAGAACCATTTATAAACGACGGACTGTCTGTTCCAATACCGACGTTGCCGCCTGAGTTAGCTATGATGACATTGTTAGAGCCACTCGGTTGTAGATATAAATCTTTATTGGCTACGCCTGTTTGTATTGCCTGAATAAAACCGTAGCCGCTAGTTGTGTTATATCCAATTGCTACACCAGCGGGTGAACCGTCAGCAGGGTCAGGCAAGCCATCTGTGAACAAACCTCTACCAGCTACTTGTAATTTTGTAGAAGAGCCAATAGAGCTAGTACCAATACCCAACGACTCCGCAGACGCATCCCAGAATAACTTCGCAGTCGTACCCGTGTCCTCGTAGAAGCTGATGTCGCCGTTGTCAGAAATTTTTTGACGCAACTTAGGAGTTGTCTGCCCAGAAAATAACTGAATAGAATTTGCAACGCCTGTTGAGCTACGAGGAACTAACAATAAGTCTCCAGCTAAAGAGCCTAATCCACCAGTATCGTGAACACCTACAAATGCATCTGTTGAATTACTAATTGATGCGTCTATCAAACCTACTTTTAAAGACAAACCGCCAGATGATGATTCATCTGCTGAACCAGAAAATTTAGTTCCACCGTCAACAGTCAAACCATCAGCAGTCACTGTGCCAGTTACGTCGATACCTGTGGAAGTTGTGGTTAGTTTTTCAGCCCCGTTGTGATGTATAGACACTTTGCCGTTGTCTCGACCATCCAACATTATTGTTCCATCAACATCTGTCAAAAGTAAGTTCGAGGCTCTTATTTGTAAATCACCTGTGCCACTGTCTCTAATAAAACTAGTAGAGCCGTCGTGATAAATCTCTAGGTCAGAGCCAGCACCGAATATAGCCTTGTCGTTGTCGCCGAAGGTTACATTGGCAGAAGTCGCAAGACCTGCAAAGGTTGGAGTGTCAGTAGTGGCTACGCCTTGATCCAAAGCCTTGACAGCAGTAATGTTAGTCAATTCACTATCCATCAATGCGCCAGCAGCAGTAACATTAGTTGTGTCCGTTACGTCTGCTCCTGCTTCGATACCGTCGAGCTTAGTGTGGTCAGCATCGGTAAATACATTGGAGTCTGTAGCGGCTTCTACTGCGGCTCTAATCTCAGCGTCTGTTTGATCTGCTGTGGCGTTAGCCTCAATACCATCTAGCTTCGTATGGTCTGCGTCAGTAAAGACGTTAGAGTCAGTTGCTGCTTCTACTGCCGCTCTGATTTCAGCGTCAGTCTGGTCAGCAGTAGCACCAGCTTCAATGCCATCTAGTTTAGTACCATCAGTAGCTACATCACGTCCATCTACAGTACCGCTTACAGTAATATTACCTGTAGCAGAAACAGTAGTAAATGATCCAGCTGCTGCAGTAGAACCACCAATAACAGTACCGTCAATCGTACCGCCGTCAATGTCAGGAGTGTTTACGTCAGGAGACGTGAGTGTTTTGTTAGTAAGCGTTTGTGTGCCTGTTAGGGTTGTAACAGTAGAGTCAATAGCAAAGGTAACAGCATTACCTGAGCCAGACGTATCAATACCAGTGCCGCCAGTAAACGTCATAGTCTCAGTGTCTAGGTCAATGTTTAACGCACCACCAGTGTCAGCTTGGAAGTCTAGATCTTGAGCTTGGAGTTCTGTGGTTACAGCGTCAACGTAAGCTTTTACGGACTGCTGTGTAGGAACTAGGTTAGCACTGTTGGACGACATATCGTCTTCATCAACGAATGCAGTAATGCTAATAGTCCCGTCGGAAATAGTTTCGTAGGTCAACGTGCCTGTAAAGGTCGGACCTGCAATATCTGCTTTGGTTGCGATAGCAGTAGAGATCGCGTCAAACTCTGTTTCAAACTCAGTTCCGCGAATGATCTTACCAGAGTCGCCTGTCGGTAATGAGTCTTTAGCCCCAAAGTCTGTAGTCTTAGTGTAGTTCGACATCGGAAAGTCCTATTGCAGAAAACGGAGGGAAAGGAAAAAGGGGCCATTGCTGACCCCTCTTGTCGTTCTTATGCAGAAGGTACTGCGAGAACGAAACCAGCTTCAGGACGGTATACCTGGACACCGTACAGCGTGTCAGCTGTGTACAGAGTCGAGAGGTATTCCTGCTTGTACTGAGTCTGTGAACGTACGGCCATTTGCTCTGCCATGACAATTGCGTCTTTGTGGAAGAGAAGAGCAGCACGTGTGTCAACGGTTCCTGCAGTGTTATCACCAGCAGCTTCGATAGTTGCACAGTTAGAAGACACGTAGATGTCTACACCGTACAGGTTACCGATAAGGCCACTGTTAACTGACTGACCACTTACGAAGTCAGAAGACACGTAACGGTCAATGCCCATGATAGCATTACGAGTCGCTGGTGGAATGATAAGGCAACGGTTTTCCATAGGAACGTCGTTGTCGTCCATCTTCTGAATCATGTCACGGAAGAACGCGTCAGTAAAGTCGTCACCAGAAACAAGCGTATCGTCAGTGTACTGAGTAGTTGTACCGTTGTCATTGAAGAAACAACCAGTGTGTTGGTAGTCAGTAGGAGCTACTGAACCAGAGTACACGATTGAACCACCGTTACCAAAGCCAGTACCTGCTGAGTGCAAGTCAGTGTCTACCTTAAGAGCAAGCTGGTAGCCAGCGTCTTCAGTGTAGAACTGACGGAGGCTGTTAAGAGCCTGTACTTCTACGATGTCTTCGATAAGACGTGAGTACTCGAAGTGACGGTCAACAGCAATCTGCAGTTCTGACTCAAGGTTTGCTTGGATTGTTACCGCAGTAGCTTCAGCTTTTGCAGAAGCAGATCCACGTGTTGGCTTAGGAATGTGAATTACGTCACCTTTCTTACCAGACATTTGAATACGCTTTACAAGAGGTGCAAGCTTGAGGTTCTTTTGGTATGCTGCAATTACTTCGTCACTCCAGATTTCTGGGATAAAAGTACCAGCAGCGGTTTTGTCAACTACAGCATTAGCTGTAAAATAAGTTCCAGAGGTTTCGCCAGCCATGATAAATCTCCTTGATAATTAGGCTACTTAACTCGACCCTCTGCGTATGCTTTGAATATCTCGTCTGACATAGACTGATATCGTTCAGGGTCGGTTCGCATGAGTTTAATTATGTCAGCCCGACGATAAGTCTTTTTACGAGACTGCTCTGCTGTTCCTCTAGCAGTTCCGGTAGTTGCGGCTTTGAGAGATTGTTTGCGTGCTGTTCTTTCTACTTTGGCTGTCTGCTTAACCATCTGGTTACGCTCTTTCCAAAGACTAAACAACTCGTTAGCAGCGTCATAGTCATATTCCTGGTCTGCTGCTACAAACATCTGAGTCCTATATTTAGAAGCTTTGATCCACTCAGCAAATTTAGCGTCACCTAGTATGTCTTGCATGTCAGGATGTTCTGACTGTAGTTGTGCAAGTGCGGTTTGCTTTTTGTACTGAGCAGTGTATTCCTGCGCTTCTCTAATTTTAGGATGATTCTCAATAGCTTTACTAACGGCTGATTTTGGATCAGTAAAGAAATCAATGTCGTCATCATCGTCAACGGGCTGTTGAACAGGTGTTTGTTGCTTTTCTTCGAGTTGTGTATGAATGAAGTCGTCTACGACCTTACGTAACTCACCAACTTCGGAAGACTGACGACCAAGCATCTTTTCAGCTTCTTGGTGCATCTGTACAATTTCTTGTACTGACTTACCTTGGTACTTATCTGGTAAATCTTCTTCTTTAGGTTTGGCTTTCGGTTTAGGTTTTTCTTGAGTTGGCTCATCAAAAGATGTAGCTTCAAGATCAGTTGTTGTAGAGTCGTCTTCAATACGCTCGTCTATAATTGTCGCTCTTGACATATTAAACTACTCCGCCTTTTATTATGGTTATGGAGATAAATGTAAAAGGGTTAGCCGTTAGGCGTCCTTCTTTTTATTGCGTCCGGCTTTTTCATGTTCCCTAACCCATTTCATGTGCTGACCTGGAAAGTCTCCAGAAGCACCGTCAAGGTGGAAAGATGGGGCAGACACTAATCGCTTAGCGTTAGCGCCACAACCACAC